TGATGTTGAAAACAAATTTCTTCAACTGGTCTTTAGTGACATCGTTTTTCATGACCACCGGTGGAATTCATTTGGGTTTCTTATCAATGGGCTTGCAATTCTTTTCGGACGCTTATCAAGAAGCATGTTCAATTCCTGGACCAGTGGGTTGGTTTCATAACCTATTGGCCGGCCTATTAATGAAGGCCGTCAATTGGTCCATAGGAATCTCTTCGTTCTGTTTCTCATTTCTTGTCTTTAGATTCTTAGCGGTGGTTGTTGGTTTGTATCTATGGAGAAAAACACTAATCAACTTCTATCACGGGAGTCTGCTGGCGTGCAGTGAGTCCGTTGAACTTAGGGCGGAAGTCGTGGCTGAACAGGTGGTCATGGCGGGTCAACTTCCGAGCTTTGATATAGAAGTCCCTCAGCCTCCAAGATCGATTTTGGAGTGCAGACCATTCATCAAGATAGCAACAGTTCTTGGTGACTTTGAGGTTCCTGAACCAATTTTTGGTATTTTCACCCAAGAATACCAACGTGGAACCTATTTCAAAAATTTTTATTTATCACTCCCCCTTTTGTCAGAGTGTCTAAACGAGAAAACGCTACTGGCAAGCAATAGGGAGACCGACTCTTATGTGAAACGCATTTTTCGGTTTGCTGAGTCGGCATCCCATTGTCAGGATTCATTCGCGGAATTCCTGAGGGGTCGAGATGCTTTTAGGGAGACAATCCATTTTTGCCTCTCTCGCGCAGTTAACATGTCCTGCGTCAATCAATTATACCAAACCACCCCAAATTTTTAATTAGGCCGGGGCGTGCCCGCATTTTCCTTTACGGATACCGGATGAATGAAGTCGTCTTTCCAGAAATTAAACCAATTAAAGGAAGTTTGAAGTTTAAGTACCTCAAACCTTACCAATCACAAAGATCAGAGCGGAGGTGTTTAAGTACAAATCTGCCTCTGTCATTCACTGGCTCAACCCCGTGGCGCGCCGACCCTGGCCACACACCCTCTTATGCTGGTGGTGGTATGAAAAGAATGGGTTATGAACCTCCGCCCATGAATAGAAAAATGAAAAGGAGGTTCAAGGCTTTTGTAAGTCTGTGGTGTAAGAGGAACTTGAAACCGCTTGTTGATACTGACATACCGACAGTCAGGGAGTGGTTAGAGCAAACCGATTATTCCACAGCTCGTAAGCGGGAATTACTTAGAGAATGGTCCAAGTACGAAAAAAGACCTAGGAGGAAAGTTCTTAGACGAGTCAAGTCCTTTATTAAGGATGAAACTTACCCAGAACCGAAGTACCCTAGGCTAATTAACTCCCGTGTAGATGTCGCGAAATGTCTGTTTGGTCCACTGTGTTGGGCTGTCAGCAAACGTGTGTTCTCCTTGCCAATGTTCATTAAAAATGTCCCGGTCTCTCAACGGCCCTTGGTCTTGAGGGAAGAAATTTTTAAACAGGGAGCACTACACGCATCGACTGATTACACATCCTTTGAGGCTCACTTCACAGCTGAGCGGATGGACGTGACATCTTCAATCCTGTTCCGACACATGACCCGATCATGTTCGACTCATATTAAGAATGTTTGTGAAACAATGTTAAAAACACTGAAAGGAACTAATGTAATAGAAAATAAAATTTGCAAATTCATTATAGAGGCAACGCGATGTTCCGGCGAAATGGATACTAGCCTCTCCAATGGCTTTGCGAATGCAATGAATGTAGAGTTCTTAGCTTACACCAAGAGATGTAAGGTTTATTATAGAGTCGAAGGAGATGATTGTGTTGGAAGATGGTATCCGCCAATGGAAACACCCACCGTCCAGGAGTTCACAGATCTTGGTTGGAATATTAAGGTTGAAACTAGTAGGGATTTGGCGGAGCTCTCCTTTTGCGGTCAAGTTTATGACATGGATGAACTGGTCGTAGTTACTGATATAGCAGAGCAGTTGGCACGTATAGGTTACACCAACTCAAAATATGTCCTAAGCAGTGAACGGACTTTGTTGCAATTGCTAAGGGCTAAAGGATTCTCATTGTGCTATCAGTATAACGGCTGCCCCATCTTATCTATTCTTGGTCGTAGGATACTTCAATTAACTGAAGAAGTTGTGATTGAACAGAGAATCATCGATGGAATCGACGTTTATCATAAGAAGATCCTGCTTGAAGCAATGACCAATTTGCCTGAGTATAAGGAGCCAGGAGTGAATACGAGATTACTG